TGAGGTCGAGCCAACCGTCAACCAAGACGCACCCGCCTTCAATGCGCATCGGAGCGCGGTCGCCATAGGCGGCGATAAATTCCTCGTTTGTCATCAGTTGCGCCCCTCTGCATCCGCCAGAAATTCCGGCTTTGGCTGGGCAACGCGCCGCGCCATATCGGCCTCAAGCGCGGCGATGTGCGCGGCTACGTAACGGCTCCGTTCCGCCCTGCGCGCGGCTGCGGCGCGGGCTGAAAGAGCCTTGCCAGCGTCCGATGCGCTCGGCTTCTGGCGTCGATCAAGGGCCAGCCATACCGCGACGACTGTTGACGCGGTGGCTATGAAGGCAAGAGCCTCAATCATCGAAGCCTCCATCATCATAAACCTGGGTAGCAAAGCCCGCGCGCATCGCGTCCACCTCTGCCTGCATCTCTGCCCACAGGTCAGGGTAAGCCTTTTCCAGCTTGGCGGTGGCGTCCCGAATGTCCGCAAGCGCATACTCCAAGTCGCTGGCCAGTTCACACGTCCGCAGCTTTGCCACGGCGCGGTTCACCCATTCTTCGGCCTTGTGACGCCCGCTTGACGCCGCTCCCGGCCCGGCGTCGTGTTGCGGGATCTCGCTGGTAGCAGCCGGGTCAGGTTGGCTGTCGGGAGAACGAGAGGGGGCGGCGTCATCAATGACGACCGCGTCCGGCATGCCGGCCTGCTGCAAAAGAGCTGCGCCGGTGAGCTTCGTCATGGACACAGGATTGACCGGCTGGGCCGTCGCCGGGCCGAAGTCCTGATAGTCCTTGGCTTCTTCGGCGATCCGCAGGCCTTTGAGCACGTCCGGGAATCCGTCGCGCAACGCAAATGCGCGCGCCCGCATCTGGCGCATCCGGGCCGGGTATTGGGTCCATGGCCCGGCCTTGCCAAGCAGCCCGGCGCGCTTTGCGTCCTCATTGCTGAAACTGCGCACGATGGGCGTTTTGCGACCGACGCGAGTGATGGTGCAGGTGGCGGTCTGGCCGTCGTCCCGCTCCTCCATGTCCTCGACCAGATTGGAGGCCAGCACCAGCGCCAGCGCGCCGTCTCCCCAAAGAGACGGATTGCCGTTGATGACGGCGATGGATTGCAGCGCGGCAAACGGCGTCAGGCCGATCTCCATGCCAGCCAACATCCCGACCATGATCTTGTTCGGGTCGGTCCCGTAGGTCTTGGGGGCCATGCCGCTGGCGGCGATGACCTCAGACAAGCGCCATGCGCTCTCGACACTGTTCGGCACCATGGCCGCAACCGGGTTCCCGGTCACAAGTGCGGCTTTGGGCTTGGGGTCAATCTTGGCAACTGTGTTTGTCATCGTCTCTCTCCTCTTAGGCGGTTTCAAGTTCGCCGGCGGCGTTGGCTTGGTCAATCTGGCGCTGCTCCCAAGCGGGGAGCGGCAGCGGGCGCACGTCATCGGCGTAGCCGGGCCAGTGGTTTTCCCTGAGGCAACGGGCAAAGGTGTTGATTGCCGCGCGGTTCAGCATCCGCCCGCGCTCAATGTCCTCGGCCTCGATCTGGTAGAGCGCGACACAGAAGGGCTCTTGCTTCTCCACCACGACGAAGAAGAACGCCTCAGGCCGCTCGCCAAACACCGCCTCGATGCCGTCCATGTAAAGCGCGGCGGACTGGTGATAGCCGTAGGTCGCCATCGCGCGCTGGAATGCGGCGGGGCTGGCATCGGCGGCGGTTTTCAGGTCCGGGATGAAGCGGCGGGCATGGGGCAGGAAGTCAGGCCGGGCGCGAAGCCAGACGCCGGTTTCAGAGTCCTGCCACGCCAGCGTCTGCTCGGGCAGGCCGTTGGTGAGCGATGCGGCGGCAAAGCGGTTCGCCCGAATGGCGTCAGCCATCTGTTCGGCCAGCGCCGCATCGTCAGCCGTCAGTAGCGTCTTGCCATCCTCAAGCGCTGCGTCGGCCTCGGCAATGTCGTCGGCCATGGCCTTCGTCTTGGCCCGGCTGAAACCATCGGGAAGAATGTGGTAACGCTCTGGCCACCGCTCGGCCAGCAGCAGCATGTCATGCGCTGCCTTGCCGATGCTGAAATGCCTTGCGGCCTTCTCCACTGGCCTGGCCGGATTGAGGGGACTTCTCCACCAATAATGCAGCGGCGAGGCGTCACGGATTTTTTTCAGCCCGCTGCTACTGATGGACGGGCCGGGGCAGATTTCCCAGCCATGATAGTCCTCGGCGCTGATGCCGTCGTAGCAGCCCGGCGCGGTGATGAGCGGCGCGGTCATTTCAAAACTCCTCTCAAGGCCCTCAAAATGCTTGCAAGGCGCGCCTGCCGGGCATGGGCATCCGGGCGCGGGAAGCCCCACGGATCAGCGTAATTCGTCGCCAGCTTCGGCGCATCTCGGGCCGGGTCTATGTCGACCAGTCGCTCGGTGATGGGCAGAGGGCGGCGCATCACAGCACCTTGCCAATTCGTTCGGCGCTGATACCGGTCAGCATCAGCACGGCGTCAGACAGCGTGCGCTTGTCGGCCTCGATTGCGTCCTCAAGCGCGGTCCACAGCCGGTCCTCGTCGGGGCGCATCTCGCGCCCTCTCACGCGGCGGTATAGCTCGTCCAGGCGGAGCGTGTTCAGCTCAATCCGGTCGGCCAGCGCCGGGCATTGGATGCGGCGCATAGTGCCCGTGAACAGGCTGGATCCGCATAGGGTGTTGGCGTCCATGTCACTCTCCCCAAAGGATGCTGGCCAGCGGAAACGCCAGCACGATGCCGATGCAGACCAGCGCCATGCCGAGGCTGTCGCGCGGGTCGGCGGTGATGAGGTCCAGAAGGCGGCGCATCACAGCAGGCCCTCCACGATGTGCGGCCAAGCCAGCAGCAGCAGCCCCAGCGTAAAAATGGTGCCGATCAAGCCGGGGCCGACGCCGCGCGCCGCATCCGCAGTCGCCATTAGCAGCAAGGCGCACAGGACAATGGCAAGGATGGTGGCGGCGATCATGCGGCCACCTGTGCGGCGATCGGCGAGAAGGTGATCTCCTGCGAATAGTCGGTGGCGAACGGACCTGCGTAGACAATTCGCATGGGGCCGACCTCGGCGGCATAGCCCTCGGCTTCCATGGCTCTGACGAGACCGGCCACGCGGGGCGCATAGTGCGCCTGAACCGCGTCGAAGCTCCATACGTTCTCGGCATGGGGCTGGACGGCGAACGTGCGCCCGTCCTCGGCCCATCTCACGGGCAGCCCTGCAACCTCGGCGGAGCGAATGGCGGCACAGAACATCGGGCAGCGCGGCCAGAGGCCGGCCTCAACGCGCATGATGTCGATGATGACGGGATTTTCGTGTCGGCTGTCTGCGGCGAGCAGGTCGCTGACGACGCACGCAGCGCGGCTCAGATAGCCGAACCGCGCCTGCTTGGCCTCCAGCTCATCGCGCAGGCGGGCGCGCTCCTGTGCCGTCAGCGCGGTGTTTTCGGTGGTGAACATTGAACCCTCCGTCATGGACAACGGATGGATGGTTATCCGATTATCGTATGCAGGTCAATATACGAAAATCGAACAGGGCCGTCCTGCTTGGAAATCGAATAGGCGCGATTGCCAAATATATTCGATTATCGTATTAACGTGTCTCATGAGCCACACACCTCCCAAAACGGTCTCCGATCTCATTGAAGCATTGGGCGATTGCACGGCGGTAGGAAGGGCCATTCAGGCCCCCACGACCACCGTGCATAGCTGGAAAACCAAAGGCGTGATCCCGCGCTGGCGCTGGCCGGCGCTTTTCAATCTGGCCCGCGACAAGGGCATAGACGCCTCGGCAATCCTGCCAACGCCGGCGGACCAAGACCAAGCAGCGTGACGGGGCCGACGAAGGACGGGCGCTGCATATGGAGGCTTGATACCGAGCCGGCGGTTTCCGGCAAGCAGGAGGTAAGCATGACTGTTCTGAACGAGGCGATGAAGGAGTCCGAACCCGTCGACTTCGCGGCGGTGATTGAGAAGATCAAGGCTGACATCATTCCTGGGATGGAGGTGATGGCATCGAGGCGAGGCAACCTCGCCTCCGACTGGAAGGTGATTGAAGACGATCTGCGCTGCAACAAGGCGGCAGCCAAGGTTTTCCTCAACCAGTGCCTTCGCACGAGCGAGGAAAAGCGCAGCGATTTCATCCGCACCCTTCTCGGCCTTATTGAGGAGGCGGGCTATATGCCCTCGCCCGATCTGGTTGACCAGGCTCAGGCCAATCTCCGCACGGTGCCGCCAGCCGCTCCCGCAAGGCAGGCGGACAGCCGCCCGACACTCCAGTAATGCGCGGCGTCCGACCAGAGGACTTGCTGCCAAGGGCGGCGTATTCGCGTGGGGCGTGGTCGCTCGACCTTGCAACCGCCACCGGATACGCCGTCGCACCGCCTGAGGCGGTGGCGAGCTGGCCGACAGACCGGCCGGGACACAGCGGCATCATCGAGCCCATGAAGCGCCCTGACGGCATCAGCTTTGGCACGAAGGTGCTCAAGCGTGACGCCAGCCAAGGCCACCGCTTCGCACAATTCGAGGCGTGGCTGGGTCAATTCGCACCGCCGGGGGTGTGCTTTATTGAGGAGGCCATTCCTGGCCATGCGAGCCGCAACCAGGCGGCGACGCAGATTGCGATGGGGCTGCGCTCGGGTGTCTATGCGTGGGCTTTCCGTGAGAATGTGCAGGTGGTCGAGGTGCCGGTCGTGACGGCGAAGGCGTGGTTCGGATCAAAGTTGTCTTCCGACAAGACGCCAATGATCGAAATGGCGCGCAGACTCGGGTGGATGGTCCAGACGGACCATGAGGCAGACGCGCTGGCCATCCTGGACTTCGGCCTTGCCTATGGCGCCCAAGCGGCGCGCATTTTCGGACGGGGGAGGGCTGCGTGAAGAAGCAGTATCGCATCGAGGCCCTGTATCAGTCGCGCATGGGCACGCAGGCATGGGTGATGTTCTCGCCCGAGACCTATGACACCAAGGGCGAGGCAAGCCGCGCCATGACCGCCATGCGCAAGACAGCGAAGCATCAACTTCGGGTGGCTGAGGCGTGAGTTCTGGGGGGGGAGATATGGGCGAGCCTTCCGTATCTCAACCGATACCGGACGACCCCGGCTATTGGGCCATCTATGCCGAGGAGGCGAATTATATCCCGGACGGCATCGGCGCCGGATTTGTCGACAGCCGGCCTCAGGCATTTGCTCCGGTCGGCCCGGCGCCGGTCGTGGAGTTGCTGCCCCAGCTCGTGACGGACGGGCTTATCAACCTGGAGGCCGAACAGGAGGTTTTGGGCGCCTTGCTTCAAGACAACAGCCTGTGGCGGCAGCATTGCGCCGGGCTGACCTACGACGACTTCTCGGAGCCGCTGCATCAGCGCATCTATGCCGCTCTGGAAAGCAGAATCAGCACCGGGCATCCGGCGACGCCCATCACACTTTGGCCTATGTTCGCCAAGGACGAGGCCATGCAGGTGATGGGCGGGTTGGGATACCTTGCGCAATGCACCGGCAGTTTCACGGCTGTCATCGGCATCGCCGACAATGTGCGGCACCTGAAAGACTTGGCCGACCGCAGAAGGCTCGCAGGCGTGGCACAATCGGTCGCCCAGGCGCTTGCCGAGCCCGATGGCGATATATCAGGGGCTCTTGCCCAGCTCGATGAGGCGCGCAAGCAGGTGGCCGCTGGCAACGCGCCTATGGCCACAGTCTGCATGGCCTCGCTGCACGAAGTCGAGGTCGCGCCGCGGCAATGGGTGGTCAAGCAATGGCTGCCCGCAAATGCCGTCACCTATCTCGGCGGGCCGGGCGGCGTAGGCAAGTCGCTGCTCGTGCAGCAATGGCTCACAGCGATAAGCCTGGGCGAGTCATGGATTGGCATGGAGACGCTGGCGCCGGTCCCCTGCCTCTATGTCACGTGCGAGGATGAGGCCGACGAGGTAGCGCGGCGCAATGCCGACATTGCCAAAGCTCTTGGCTATTCAATCCGCGCGCTGACCGACATGCATTGCATCAGCCTCGCTGGCGCGGAAGGCAACGAGCTGGGGACATTCGACGCCGAGCGGCGCTTCCGGCCCTCCGAGCGTTTCCACCGCATCGTTGCTGCCGCCAAGGCCCTCAGGGTGCGCGTGGTGGCGCTGGACAACTTGGCGCACATGTTCACCGGAAACGAAAACGTGCGCGGCGAGGTGACGCAGTTTGTCAACCTGCTGTCCCGGCTGGCGCTGGAGATCGGCGGCGCAGTCATCCTGCTCGGGCACCCGGCGAAGGTTGAGGGATCGGAGTATTCTGGATCCACGGCATGGGAAAACGCGGTCCGCAACCGGCTGTTCCTGGGGCGCCCGGAGGCCAAGGGCGAGGGCGATGATGTCAACCCGAACGCGCGCCACCTGAGCCGCAGCAAGTCCAATTATGCAGCGATCGGCGAGGGGGTGGATATGGTCTGGAGCAAGGGCGCGTTCATCCCAGCCTCTGAAGTTCCAGAGGATGAGGCGCCCATATTCGAGGCCGCAGGGCTGCACAATGAGCTGTTTCTGGAGCGGCTGGAACAGTGCGCAGCCAAGAAACGGGCCGTCTCGCACAATGTCCGGGCGAGCAATTATGCACCCCGGATATTCGCCAAAATGCCGGGCAAGAAGCGCGCGTCACAGGCTCAATTCGAGGCCGCTATGGAGCGTCTGCTGGCCATGGGGATGATCGTCCTCGACGCAGAAATGCCCTTCCGGGACAGCTCAAGACGGCCGGTTATTGGCATTGGGAAAGCACCATGATGGTTATGGCCTTTCCCGTGTTTCTAACCAATCTGGATGCAGCACGGTGCTGCACGGTCGCGCTTGATATGCTTAAGTCATTGATTTTGCTGCTGCACGGTCTGCTGCACGGTCATGCTGCATCGTGCTGCATGGTCAACATAAGCCGCTGTAATTGCTGCTGCACGGTCTGCTGCACGGTGCTGCATGGTGCTGCACCGTCAGCTATCCCCCTAAAGGGGGATAACCCCTACCCCTTTGAGGGGCAGGGTTTACCCCCAGGGGGAATGGGGGCGCGCGTGAACCCGAAAATCAACGAGAGGAGACTGACATGAAGCGACACCCGAACCACCTCGAAGGCTATTGCGACGGCATGGCCCAAAAACCCCCCCAGCACAGGCCAAACGACCAGCCATACCAAGAGGGCTACCTCATGGGACAGGATGACCGCAGCCGCCTGGACGGCAAGGAATGAGTCACAGTGGAGTGGTTCATCGTCCACGCCGTCGCCCAGCAGGCCCGCACAGTAAAGGGTGTGGCAGGCTGTCTCGGCGTCGACAGGCGCAAAGCAAGACGATGGCTCTCGCAAGCAGGCGTCGACAGGTCCGAATGGCCAACCCAACAAGAGATCGGCGCCCGATACTGGCAGCAATACCGCAAGGCCAGAGGCATCGAAGAGCCGCCCGCCTCAACCATCGCAGCCGCCTCATCCATCGGGAGCGTCGCGCGACAATTCGGCTGCGGAAGGAAGCTCGTGGCAAGGCTGATGATGACGACCAGAACACCCAAACCCAAGCCAGACCCGCGCCTCAAAAGCGCCTTGAAATACCTCAGAGCAGCGGAAATGGTCGTCATCGACATGGGACCAGACTATGCCTGCCTCTACGAGGGCAGGCGCTACGTGCTAGGCCCTATCAGAATGACCATTGACGAGCTGCTGACCCGAGCGCAGCGAAACGGATGGAAAGGAGACTGACATGCCAGGCACCCGCTTTACCGACGCCGAGCGCAAGGATGCTACCGCCTACATCCTCGCCAAGCTCGCCACAGGCCAGAGCATCGAGAGAACACTCAAGGGCGAGCGCGACCCAGAAGCGCCGCGCCTGCCTCACATTTCAGTGTGGTGGCTGTGGGTGGCGAACGACACCAAGCTTTGCGACGACCTTGCGCGCGCGCGCGAACACGGGATCGAGGCGCATTTGGACGCTTGTATTGACATCGCCGACAACGCTGAGGAGGATCCCGCGCGCAGCCGTGTTCGCATCGACACCCGGATTAAGATGGCGCAGATGATGAAACCGAAAAAATATGGCGCGAAGCTGGACCTGACGAGCGGCGGCCAGAGCATCCCCGCCATGATGGAGGAGGCTCGCGCCCGCGCTGGGCTGCTGCCTCCGACTGACAAGCTGCCAGCCCCAGAAGAATGACCCTGGTGCTGCTGGCCCGCATTGATGCGGCGGAGACGCTGACCGAGCGCGCGCTGGCGATGCATTTTCTGCTTGCCATGGCGGAAAACCTTACTTATAAGGCGTCATCAGCAACGGGGCAGCGCCCCACCGAAAGGGAGAAGAAAAAATGAACATCAAAATCGCCGAGATTAACGCGGTGGGCATGGCCGCCCTCACCGATTGGGTGCGGGATCGCGGCAACGGCGACCCGGTATTTGCCCAAGCCGCCGCTGCGGCCTTGGCTGCCCGGTTCGACGGCAGTGATGTCGATGCGGTCGGTTTTGCGGCCATCGAACTGGGCCGCTACCAGACCAAGAGCGGCCACCCAGAGATTTTCAACTTTGAGCACGGTCAGCTCGACATTGTCGAGCTCGACGAGGACGGCGACGAAATCTCTAGGGCAGTATGGGGGGTTAGCACACAAAACGAGGCTCAGCTGTGGGCGGCCTATGAGGCCGCAATGAACCAAGCTTGTCAGGCATACGACGCCGCAAAAGGCCAGGCACAGGCGGCCTATGAGGCCGAGAGAACCAAGGCGTATGCGGCATACGACGCCGCAAGGGGCCGGGCACAGGCGGCATACGACGCCGAAAGGGACCAGGCCTGGGCGGCCTATACGTCCGAGAGGGACCAGGCGTGGGCGGCCTGTGAGGAAGAGATAAATCGGGCTCGCGCGGCCCACCTGGACGGCATCCGCGCAGAAATGGCCTATGGGGCCGAAAAGCGCCCGAAAGGCGAATTGTATGCGGCTTACCAAGACGCATTTGTCCGGGCTTTGGCGGCTTATAGAGCCGTGGAGCGTCCGGCGTATGCGGCCTTTGAGGCCGCAAGGGATACAGCGGCTGCGGCCGCTCAGTCCCAGATAGATCAGGCAGAACAGGTCTATGAGGCCGCAACCAACAAAGCTTGGGCGGCCTATGAGGCCGCAATGAACCAAGCTTGTCAGGCATACGACGACCTGACAAGCCCGGCCTGGGCGGCCTATGAGGCCGAGAGGGACCAGGCGTTGGCGGCCGACGAGGACTAATGACCCCCACCGAAATAAAAGCCGCCCGCCTCTCTCTCGGGATGAGCCAAAGACAACTTGGTGAGGCGCTGCGGCTGTCTCCCGACGAGGGCCGCACAGTCCGAAACTGGGAAAGCGGGAGGACAAAAATCAGTGGCCCCGCCTCGCTCGCCCTTGAGGCTCTGCTTTCCGGCTGGCGGCCTTCAGCAGCCGCCCCAGAAGAATGACCACAGCCGCCAGCCTCGCCGCCGACATGGTGCGGATGCAGTACGACCCGCTCGCACACGCCCGCTACGCCTATCCGTGGGGGACGGCTGGCACCATTCTGGAGCGTGAGCGCCTGCGAGCCTGGCAGGAGGAGGAGCTGGCCGCAATCGGTCAGCACCTGCGCGACCCGCTGACCCGCCACCAGCCCTATCGCTCACTGACCGCCTCGGGTCACGGCATCGGCAAGTCGGCGCTGGTCTCCATGATCGTGAACTGGGCTCTCGACACGCTCGTCGACACCCGCGTGGTCGTGACGGCGAATACCGAGGCGCAGATTAGGGGTAAAACATGGCCCGAGGTGGTCAAGTGGCGCCAGCTCGCCATCACGCGCGACTGGTGGCAGTCGACCGCGACCGCAATCTTCTCGCGCGAGGAGTCCCACCAGAAGTCATGGCGCGCGGATGCCGTCACCTGGTCTAAGAACAATACCGAGGCTTTTGCAGGGCTGCACAACAAGGGCCGGCGCATCCTGCTGATCTTCGACGAGGCGTCTGGCATTGACGACAAGGTCTGGGAGGTCGCGCAAGGCGCGCTCACCGACGAGGACACCGAAATTCTCTGGATAGGATTCGGCAACCCCACCAAGAACACCGGGCGCTTCCGTGAGGGCTTCGGGCGGCTGCGGCACCTGTGGCGCCATCGGCATATCGACAGCCGCACGGTCGAGGGCACCAACACCGCATACCTGCAAGAGATCGTCGACACCTACGGCGAGGACAGCGACATCGCCCGTGTCCGTGTCCGGGGCCAGTTTCCCCGCGCATCAGCCATGCAGTTCATCAGCGCCGAGACCGTCGCTTTGGCCCGCAAGCGGCCTGTGCCTTCGGATGTGTCCTCACCGCTCATCTACGGCGTCGACACCGCCCGCTACGGTGACGACAAGTCCGTCCTGGCCAAGCGCCGAGGCCGCGATGCTCGGTCCTATCCATGGCGGCGCTGGACGGCGGCTGACACCTTCGAGCACGGCGGCAGCCTGCGCATCGTGGGCGACATCAACCGCGACGCGCTCATTGAGCGACCTGTGGCGATTTTCGTCGATGCCGGCGGGCCAAACGCGGGCGCGGTGATCGACGGCCTGAGGGCGCTGGGCCACCGCAACGTGTTCGAGGTCAGCTTCGGTGCCAAGGGCGGCGAGGCCATCTGGCAGGGGGAGCACCGCGTCAAGACCTGGAACAAGCGGGCGACCATGTGGACGGACATGCGATCGTGGCTCACCGGCGGCTGCATCCCGGACAGCGACGACCTGGAGGCCGATCTCGTCGGCGTCGAATATGGCTATGCCGGCGACCAGATGTCGCTGATGCTCGAAAAAAAGGAGCACATGAAAGAGCGCGGCTTAGCTTCACCCGACGATGGAGACGCGCTCGCCCTCACTTTCGCGGAGCCCGTCATGCCAGTCGACATTCACCGAGCTCTCGGCATCCCTCAGCCTCGTGACTACGACCCCTTGGAGCAGTTGAGGTAGCGCCATCCGCGCTAAAATAGACCCCTGAACGTCCCACCGTGGGCAGCAGGAGGTCTTAATGTGCTCAAGCCCAAAAATCCCCGGCATCCCCGAAAGGCAGACTGCAAAATCACCTGACAGCGCTGACGCGATGTCGAGAGGTGACGAGCGCATCAGGCGACGCATGGCAATGGCCGCAATGCTCACGCGCGGGGCCGGCGGATTCGGTTCTCCGCCTCGGGTGACGACGCCAGGCATGACGCCGCCCAAGATGACGATGGGCGCCTGACGCCGTGCCCGCCTCGCCCTCAGAGCTGCGCAAGCACGTCGATTTCAGGCTTGCCTGTCTGAAGACCGAGCGCGCCAGCTATGAACCGCACTGGGCGGACATCAGCAAGCTCATGAAGCCGAGGACGAGCCGCTTCCTGCTCGGCGCGCGGGACATGGCGCGCAACCGGGGGGGCAAGCGCAACGACAAGGTGCACGACAGCCACGCTATCCAAGCCGCCAAGATCACGCAGAACGGCATGGCCTCGGGCTTGCTGTCTGCATCGAGACCGTGGTTCCAGCTGGAGCCCGAGGACATCGGCATGGTCGAGTGGGGGCCGGTCAAGCACTGGATCGATGATTTCGAGCGCCGGATGTATGATTTCCTCTCCGGCACGAACATCTACGAAGCCGCGAAGTCGTGCCTGGGCGAGTTGGCGCTTTTCGGCACCACCGCCTGTCTGCTGCTGGCCAGCAACCGCATGGGGATGACGGCCCACGCGCTCACGGTCGGTGAATACTGGCTCGGGCTCGACGACGACGGGCAGGTCGATACGCTCTACCGTATGGTCGAAATGACCGTGAAGCAGATCGTGGACCGTTTCGGCATAGACGCAGCGTCCGATCACGTCCGCAGCCTCTATCGCTCCAAGCAATACGACCAGTCAGTCGTGACTATCCACGCGATCGAGCCAAACTGGCAGGCGGAGCCGGGTAAGCTGGACGCGCGCAACAAACCGTGGCTGTCCGTGTGGTTTGAGGAGGGAGCGCCGCAGGACAGGCTGCTGTCCGTCAGCGGATATTCGCGCAAGCCCTTCTTTGCCGCGCGCTGGGAGACGTTTGGGAACGATGTCTATGGCTCGGCGCCCGGCATGGATGTTCTGCCCGATGTTCAGCAGCTTATGCTCAACGCAATCAACCGGATGCAGCTACGCGAAATGCTGCGTCGCCCGCCGATGGGCCTTCCGCCCGCGCTGCAGGTGGCTGGGCAGTTTCCGAACCTCGCTCCCGGCACGATTATTCCCGTTGGCCCACAGGATACCGGCGCTCGCCCGCTGTTCGAGGTGAGGCCCGAGGCCATGAACGCGCTCCTGCAGGAGGCGACCGAGCTTCGCACGTCGATTGACCGCGGGCTGTTTACAGACCTGTTCATGGCAATCACGCGCATGGAGGGCGTGCAGCCTCGCAACGTCGAGGAGATCAGCAGCCGCAACGCCGAGAAGATGACCCAGCTCGGCCCGGTCGTCGAGCGCGTGTTCAACGAAATGCTGAAACCGATCGTTGACCGAACCGGGGACATCATGGCCGACTATGGGCTTGTTCCCCCGCCACCTGAAGATTTGGCCGAAAGTGAGTTGAAGGTAAAGTTCACCTCCATTCTGGCCGTTCTCCAGCAGCAGATGGGTCTTGGGTCCATTGAGCGCACTCTGTCCTTCATCGGCAACCTGGCCGGCATCTGGCCGCAGATCGTCGACAAGATCGACGCCGACCAAGCCGTTGACGAATACGCAAAGATGGCCGGCACGCCGGCGGCAGTCGTGCGCACCGACGAGGATGTCGAGGCCATGCGGGCCGAGCGGCAGCAGATGGACCAGATTGCACAGATGGCCGCCCTGGCGCCCGGCGCCAAGGCAGGCGCTGAGGCCGCCTCGCTTCTGGCCGACCTCAGGAGCCGGGCGGCATGAGCGAAAACAAGACGCTGGTGATGGAAGAGCGCCGGCAAATCCCGGCCGATCTCGCCTGGCTGATAGACAAACCAGCCTTCCGACGCTGGATGTTGCGTTTGACGCAACGTTCAGGCATATTCGCGTCAACCTTCGGCGCCGACAGCCGCACCACCGAATATCTCGATGGGCGCAGGTCGCTGGGGTTGGAACTGCTCAACGAATTGGCCGCGATCGAGCCTCAGGCTCTCGTGCGCATCCTTTCAGAGCCGATTTCAACACCCAGGGAGCCGAAGCATGATCGACACCGCGACAGAAACCCTTATCCAGACCCCGACGCCGGCGACGACGACAGCGCCAGCGCCTGACGCGCCTGCTGCTGTTGCCGCGCCCGAAGCCATCCCCGGACTTGGCGACGTTCTGACCGAGGACGCCGCGCCTGCCGATGAGCCCGCCGCCGAGGAGGCGAAGGAGGACGCCGAGCAGAAGGGGCCGCCCGAGACCTATGCGCTGGAGGCGCCTGAGGGCTTCGAGATCACCGCCGAAGCAGTCGCCATTGCCGAGCCCGTGTTCAAAGAGTTGGGCCTCACCAACGAGCAGGCCAACAAGCTGATGCCGGTTGCGGCACAGTTCGCCGAGCAGGTGGCCTCCGGGATCCTCGCCAAGGGCGAAGCGCTCAAGGCCGAGTGGGCGCGCGAAGCACTTGCAGACCCCGAGCTGGGCGGCGGCGATCCCGCTATCTACAAGCAGAACCTCGGCATCGCCGCGAAATCGATCGAAACATTCGGCACGCCTGCACTTCGTCAGGTGCTGAACGAGTCCGGGCTGGGCAACCACCCCGAAGTCATCCGCTATGCCCTCAAGACCGGCCAGAAGATCAGCGACGAGGGACACGGATACCGGAACGAGGGCGCCACGCCGACCAAGGCCGACAGGCTGGCTCTCCTTTACCCAAACAACCTCCCCCCAACCTGAGAAGGAATTAACCCATGGCCACGCTTGGCAGCACGTTTCTGAACCTCGCCGACCTGCACTCCCAGCAGCAGGCAGGCCCGATCATCGAAGTCCTCCACCAGGTCTGCCCGATCCTGCAGGACGCCGTGACGGTTCCCTGCAACAAGGGCACGACGCACCTGCACAGCATCCGCACCGGCCTCCCGGAGCCGACTTGGATGCAGATTTACAAGGGCGTCAAGCAGTCCAAGTCGAGCCGCATGAACGTCGAGGACACGACCGGAGCCCTGGGCGTCTCGTCGACCGTGGCCGAAATGCTGCTGAGCATCGCCGACAATCCCGCGCTTCTGCGTGACAGCGAGGCTCGCGCGGCCATCGAAGGCATCACCCAAGAGTTCGAGCGCGCCTTTTTCTACTCCGACACCGCGACGACGCCGGAAAAGATCAAGGGCATCGGAGCCCGCTTCAATCGTCACGGCACGGTCGGCGCTGCCCGTCAGGTCATTAACGCGGGCGGCGAAGGCTCTGACAACACCTCCATCTGGTTCGTGACGTGGGGCGACAACTTCTGCCACCTGCTGCATCCCAAAGGGACGCCGGCCGGCATCGAGCGCTCGGACAAAGGCTCGCAGCGCGTTACCGACGAAAACGGCGACCCCTACTACGTCCAGGAGGAGTTCATCACGATGCACACGGGCGTCGCGGTGAAGGACTGGCGCGCCATGGCGCGCATCGCCAACATCGACGTGTCCAACGCGGTCGCGGGAAGCGTGGACCTCTACCGCCTCATGACCAGCGCCTATTACCGGATGCAGAACCGCCGCTATTCCAAGCTGAACAGCGACGTGCCGGCAATGGGCAGGACGGTGATCTACATGAACACCACCATGCTGGAAGTGCTCGACAACCTGGCCCACAACAAGGGTGCCGCGGACAATTACATCCGCCTGCGCCCCATGGAGATTGAGGGCCGGGAAGTGATGTCGTGGCGCGGCATCCCGATCCGCGAGTGCGACGCCATCCTCAACACCGAAGCCGTCGTGCCGGCCCTGTAACCCCACGACACACAGGAAGGAATCTGACCCATGCTTATCGACCGCCAGTCCCTTTTCAGCGACGCTCAGGCCATCACGGCCACGGCGTTCTCCACCAACGTCATTGACCTCCTCAAGACCGGGCGGGTTTATGGCACGACCGCCAATCTCAAGCGCGACATCGGCCGCTCGACCCATATCCCGCTGCTCATCCAAGTCGTCGAGGCATTCAACACGCTGACCAGCTTGCAGGTGGAAATCCAGTGCTGCGCGCTTGAGGATTTCTCGGCAGGCGTGAAAACGGTCGACGTGTCTCCGGCCGCCGCGCTGGCCCTCCTCCAGCCGGGCTATCGGTTTCTGCCGGACCATCTGCCGCGCGGGCTCGATGAGCGCTATGTGCGGCTTCGCTATGTCGTGACCGGCACCAACCCGACGACGGGCCGCATCACCGCCGCAATCGTTGCCGGCGCCCAGACCAACGCCTGACAGTAAGGGAGCGCAGCCATGGTCAAAGCATCACAAAAGCCCGAGCCTGAGACTGAGGCCGTTGAAGCGGACGCAGTTGCGCCGGGAAACGTGTCCGATTCTGAGGCTGTTGGCGGCTGGTATATTTCGTCCATGCCTCTCACGCTGTCTGACGGCCGCTATGTTAAGGCGGGCGAGACCTTCTACTCCGAGGCCAAGCCCGGCATCTATTGGCAGCGAACGGGGCCGCCCTGAGGCTTTGCCTCGCCCCAAGCTGTCATAGCAGGAGGCTTGATTAACCTCCTCTAAACGCGCCCGGCCTCTTTCCCCCTGGGAGGCCGGGCGCACCATTTCAGCAGCCGACGCGCTAGAATAATCGCTCAATAGTCCCACCGTGGGCAGAGGGAGCGCGCCATGGCCAGCATCATCGCCATCTGCAATGAGGCCCTTGATCTTCTGCCGGCTGACCGCATCCAGTCGCTTGACGCCGGCACGCTGGAGGCAAAGTCCTGCTCGACGCAATACGGGCTGGCCAAGCGCAACGTGCTTGCTCGCCGGTCGTGGACCTTTCTTCGCACCAGAACGCCGCTCGCGCCGATCGTCATGCCCGAGACCGTTCGCATGTCCTGGCTCTACGCCTACGCCTTGCCGGACAATGTGCGCATCGACGCCGTGGGCCCGTCGGCCATTACCCGGACGCTGGAAAACGACCGCTGGCGCGGAGGCGTCCCATACGAGCTGATGGGCGACATCATCTTGAGCAATCAAGCCGACGCCGTGCTCATCGGGCGCATAAGGCCAGAAGATTGCCCGGAAACCCGCATCGACGACATCACCGCCACGGCCATTGCTTATGACCTGGCGCAGCGAGTCTGTATGCCAATCATCAAGAGCGTGCAGCGCTACAACATGCTGCTTTCTGAGGCTGCCATGGCCTTTGCGGCAGCCTCCCGCCACGACCAGGAGCAGACGCCGAACCTCTACGGGGACTTCATCCCCGAGGCGCTTGGAGCGCGTCACGCATGAGCGTCCGCGTCCATCAGCACAGCCTGTCGAAAGGCGAAATCAGCCCGCGCCTGTATGGCCGCACCGATGTTGCCGGCTGGGCAAGCGCAGTAAAGCGGGCGCTGAACGTCGTCATTCTCAAGGAAGGCGGGATGACGCAGCGGCCGGGCATGGAGTTTGTGGGGCCGGTCTACGATCAGGACCGCGCGCCGCGGCTGGTGCCTTTCCAGTTTGGCATGGAACAGTCCTATGCGCTGGAGCTTGGCCAAGGCTATCTCCGCGTCGCAGCGCTTGGCGGGCTTGTGCTGGAGCCTGAATATGCCGTGACCTTCATCAGCAATGCGAACCCCTGCGTGGTGACGCTGCCTTTCCATCCTTATGCAGCCGGCGACGAGGTGTTTTTCTCAGGCATTGAGGGCATGGTTCAGATCAACAACAGCACGTTCCGAGTGCTCAATGTGCTGTCCGACAGCACCTTTACGATCAACGCCGATAGCCGTGACTGGGGCGCTTTCACCGGGGCGACCGGAGGCACGCTGCTGACGGAGGCGCTTGAACCGCCGCCGCCGCCTGTAGTGCCCAACCCGACGCCCCAGCCTCCGCCGCCGCCGCCTGTGTGGGATTGGGGCCTTGGTGGCGGCGGCTGGTATTTCGGAGGCTTTTTCTGATGGGCGCCGCTCGCATCTACCGCACCGGCTCGCCCTTCAACGCCGTCGACCTCGCCGACATGGACTTCGAGCAGACCGCCGATGTCATGTATTTCGTGAATTGGGACCATGACGTTCAGAAGCTGGTGCGCTTTGACCATGCGGATTGGCGGTGGTCGACAGTGAGCTTCGGCCCGACGATCGGCCCGCCCGCGACCGTGACGGGTTTTCCGACAACCGTAAACGATGGCGATGGGCCCTTGGGCGGCAACAGCAATTATTGGCCGACCCAGGCGGTCTACGTCGTGACGGCCATTGGCGAGGACGGCTCTGAAAGCCGCGCCAGCGCTGCTGTGACGGTGAGCAACGACCTGACCCTTCGCGGCAACTTCAACACCGTGTCGTGGGCGGCGGTGACTGAGGCAGCGCGCTATAACATCTACAAGACCGAAAGTGGCAGCGGATCCCTGCAAGGCTACATCGGCAGCACGACCGCCTTGTCCTTCCGAGACCAGAACATCCTCCCCGACTTTTCCGAAACGCCGCCGATTGGGGAAAATCCCTTTGCTGGCGAAGGAAACCGACCGAGCACAATCACCTTCTACCAGCAGCGCATGTTCTTCGGGCGCACCAAGACGCAGCCGAATGGCATCTGGTTCTCGCGGAGCGGAGACTTTGAGAACATGGACCGCCGCCGGCCTCTGGTTGCAGATGACGCCGGCTCTTTCGCGCTGGTGGCCTCGCGCGTGAACGCCGTGAATCAGCTCGTGCCCCTCACGCACCTTCTGGCCCTGACCAGCGACGGCATGTTCCGCATCAGCGACGGACAGCAAGGCTTTCTCTCGCCCACGAATATTGTGTCGACCAGGCAGGGCAATGTGAGCAGCGCCAGGCTTCCAGCGGAAGTGGTCAACGAGGTAACATTCTTCGTGCCCGCTTCTGGCAACGCGGTAATGACGGCCGGCTACAGCTTCGAGATTGACGGCTATCGGTCCTCGGACGTGTCCATCTTTTCCTCGCACCTGTTCGAGGGCTTCACGGTGCGCTCGTGGTGCTATCAGCGCGACCCCTTCTCTGTGCTGTGGGCAGTCAGGAGCGACGGCAAGCTGCTGGCCCTGACATGGGAGCAGGAGCAACAGGTGTGGGGATGGACGCTGTGCGAGACCGCAGGCGAGATCGAGTCCGTGTGCTGCATTAACGAGCAAGGCGAGGACCGGGTGTATCTGGCCGTCAACCGGGCGGGACTGCGCACGATTGAGCGCCTAGCATCGCCACGCTGGGCGACCGAAGCGGACGCGACGTATCTGGACAGCGCGGTGCGCGTGAACATGCCTGAGCCAGTCCAAGCCGTGAACGGCCTGTGGCACCTTGAAGGCCAGACGGTCGACGCGCTTGTCGACGGCCATCCTGTCGCGGGCCTTGATGTCGAAAACGGCACGATTGTCCTGCCCTTCGCCGGTCGCAAAATCTGCGTTGGACTGCCCTATCTGGGCCTGATTGAGACCCTGCCGGTTAACCTCGCCATTGACGGCACGTCGCAGACGCGGCGGCAGATGATCGCCCAAGTGAAGGCTAGGGTGTTCAAGACGCGCGGCATCGAAATGGGCGCGAGCGAAGATGCCATGTTCGAGCTGCCTGCGGTTCCGGCCGACGAAATCACAGGCTTGCCGCCGCTGGTGACGGACGACATCGGCTGCAACGTCTCCGCGCGCTGGTCGAGCGCTGCGACGGCCATCATCCGCCAGCGGCGGCCGCTTCCAATGACGATCAACAGCATCTTTGTCGACCCTGTGGTGACATCGTGATTGAGATTGTGCCGGCCTCTGTCCGCAATATAGGCCCGATCGCGCACCACATGCGCGAGATCGACAAGCTAGAGGCCGCCGCTTTCGGCCACACACCCAAAAGCGCGCTGCGTCATGGTATGGCCCATTCAGTTCTGCCTCAGACGGCACTTGTCGATGGCGTGCCGGTGGCCATGTTTGGCGTCGTGGCCGTCAACCTTATTGAAGGGCATGGGCGGCCTTGGTTGCTGGGAACAGATGCACTCGTGCAGCATGGCCTTCCTCTGTGCGTCGGGGCGCGGCGCTATCTCAAGGCACAGTCTGCGGTTTTCCGGCTGCTCGACAACTGGATTGCCGAGGACAATCTGGTCGCCCGGCTGTGGCTGTCTCGGCTCGGGTTCAGCTTCGATCAAACGACTGTGATTAACGGGCTGCGGATGCAAAGATTTGAAAGGAGCGCGGGCAATGTGTGACCCTGCCACAATCGCCATTCTGGGCACGACGGTTTCCGCAATGGGCAGCATTACCGCCGGCATTGCTGCGCAGCGCCAAGGCCAGTTTCAGGCCAAAGTGGCAGAGCAAAACGCCAAGATGGCCGACGAGTCCGCGCGTGATGCCATAGAGCAAGGCAAGCGCGATAATCTTCTTCACTACCGCCGGCAGGCACAGTTGCAGGGCACGCAGCGCGCTGCCATGGCCGCCAACGGCATCGACCTGTCATTTGGCTCCGCGCTCAACGTGCAGGGCGACACAAAGATGATCGGCCGGGAGGATGCTGACGCAATCTCCGAAAATGCCATGCGCGCTTCGCGGGGCTATTCCATTGAGGCCATCAACTATCGAGGGCAGGCCAGCGCGTCTCGGATGGAAGGCAAAGCCGGGCTGATCGGCGGCATCGGAGAGGGGTTTTCAACCGCGCTGGGCGGGGCGAGTAAGGCCATGCAGCTATCGGCTGGCCGCACACCGAGGAGGTCTCGCTGATGGTCCGCGTCCCTGCTGCCGAGAACCAAGTCGTCGTCCGCGACCTGCCTCAAAACAGGCTTGCGGCGCCGCGGAACAATGCCGGCGAGTTGCTTGGCATCGCAGCGCGCAGCTTCGGCCAGGACATCATCAATGTCGCCATTGACATGGACCAAGTGGAGCAGATGGTCGAGACGGCCGGCGCCAAGCAGCTCGACCTTGAGTTCTCAGCCTTTGAGCGCGAGACCCTATACAATCCCGAGACCGGCTTCATGAACATGCAGGGCGGGAACGCTCTGAACAATCGCAAGGCCACAGAGGACGCGCTTGCAAAGAAGCGGGCCGAAATCATGGCTAAAGCCCGCAGCCCGCGCCAGCGGGCCATCTTGAGCGAAATCCTCGATAGGCGGCAGGAGACGGCGCTGTTGACCATGGCCCGCCACGCAGCGGGCGAGGGCCGCCGCTACGCCGACGACACAGGCAAGGCCCGCATTGCCAACGAAATCGAGAACGCCATTGCCAAGCGCGACGACCCCGACGGCCTGGGCGCCGCGCTCGACACAATCAAGGACGAAGTGGACGCATGGGCAGCTCGCAATGGTGCATCGCCAGAAGCCCGCGACATGGAGCGCAGGACGCAGCTTGGCAAGGCTCATGCCGGCATCGTGGACACGCTGGCCAATGACGACCCGGAAGTCGCGCAGGCGTGGCTGGAAGGGCACAAGGATGAGATGCTGACCGCCGAGTATGAAAAGCTGACCGATGGCCTAAAGCCGGCCGTCATCAAGCGCAAAGCCATGCGCATCGCCGACGAAGTGCGCGGCGTGGCAGCCTTGGGCGTCCGCAACATGCCGCGCGACGATGACCTCAACGCCCGGCTGGCTGCCGTCGACAAAATGAACCTCAACCCCGAATTGGAGGCGGCCGTGAAGCAGCAGGTGCGCAGCGGCGTCGCCCTCGACCAGCAGCTACTGAGCGACCAGCGCACTCGCGCCGCTGAAAGCGCCTGGGAACATGTCGAGGCCGGGCGCGCGGTGCCGCCCTCGCTCTTGGCGCAGGTCTCGCCGTCCGTCCGCCGAGCGCTCACCAGTGCCAGCGCGGAGAATGGAGGCTTCTCCAAGCGCAGCGACCCGACCGTGTGGAACAACGCACTCGACATGGCCGCCTATGAGCCAGAGCGCTTTGCGCAGATTGACTTGAACGAAGTGCGCGGCGAGTTCAGCCGGTCTGAGTGGCAGAGGCTCATGGACATGCAGCGTCAAATCAAAGCCGGCAAGGATCCCAAGGCGCTGCCCATGAGCAGGATTATCTCAGCCACGCGCGACATCGCCGAAGCTGCCGGGCTGACGACGACCGGCAAGAAGGGCAAAACCCGCGAAGCCGCCGCCGAGCGGATTTCCGCCTTCCGAGACGCGCTGCGAGCCGATGTCGAGACCTATACCTCCAGCAACAATGGTTCGCTGCCTGATGATGACACGGTGCGCGACATGGCCCGGCGTCAACTGACCAAGCTCCAAGTGTGGGACGATGAGGCGCTGGTGTTTCGAGACCAAGGTAAGATGCTGTATTTTGAGCGCGGCAAGCGAAAGCCGGGCACGGAGCTGCGCTTCAATCCCGACGATGTGGCCGTTCCCGACCGATTCCGAGACCGCTACACTCAGAGGTATCGTGAATTGAACGGGGGCCGGCTTCCGCCAGAAGGCGACCTCGTGCGCGCATGGCTGGCAATAGGGAACCGCTGATGACCAACCCATTCCGCGACTATGCAGCGCCCAACCGGCGCGCTGTGGCCAATGACGACGAGGATGAAATCAGCCGCTACATCCGGGAGACTAGCCGCGTCCGGTCTGGAACAGCACAAGAAGCCGCTCAAGCCATGCAGCCCGAGAAGGTGGCCAAGGCCAACCAGATCGCGCGCCAGACTGGACTTCCGCCCGAGGCTGTCGATGCCAATGTCGACGACGCCTATCGCAAGCAACTGGCCGCCGTAAACCGCGCCATCACCTTCGAGAGACCCGCCCTGCGCGAATGGGCCAGCGACCCGCGCAATGCGGCAATTTCGCAGGACGACATGGCCAACCTCGCCAGGCTGGGTGACAAGATTGAGCGCGGGCCGCAGCCGAAGCCAAAGGATGAAGATGAAGGCCTGTTCGGCAAGGAAGGCTTTGGCGCCTTCGCTCGCAACTTCGTGCCGGAAATCGGCCGGGCGCTGGCCGGCGGCATGATGAGGGGAGGCGCAGACATCTACGACTTCCTCGCCGCGACCGCCGAAGTCCGCGACCCGATCAACCTCATGCTTGACCAGGTGCTGCGCGGGGGCAAGCCTCAGGACTGGCGCGGCCAGGTCGCCGGCAGCATTCGCACGAACCTTGCCGACCCGGCCCGCGAAGCGGCCAAAGCCATGCAGCCGACTGGCCGCGGTTATGTCGGCGACGCGCTTCTGTCCGGCGTTTCCAGCATCCCTCAGTCGGTCATCGTGGCAGGAACGGCGGCCTTTGGTGGTCCCGTAGGCGGTGCGGCCGCGCTGGCAACCTTGTTCGGCGCTCCCACGGCTGGCGCCAATTACCGCGAGGCGCGAGATGCCGGCCTCGATCCCGGCGATGCGGCCCTCTACGGCGCGCGGCAGGCGTCCGTGGAAGTGATGATGGAGTCTATGCCAATGGCCTTCGCCGCCTCGGCTTTCGGCAAGAGCGGCTTTGGGCAGTTCATGGCGGGCTATCTCGGGCGCGAGCTTCCGACCGAGCTGGTGACGGAAACCCTGCAATCCTTCGATGAGGCGGTGACGATCAACCCCGAAAAACCGCTGTCCGAGTGGTGGGCAAGCCTGCCTGCCCGGCTGGGCCAGACCGCGATTGCCACGCTGTCCACCACCGGAGGCATCGCCGCCACGTCCGAGGCGGTGCGGGTGACGATTGAGCAGGTGGACAAACGCCGCACTCTAAAGCAGGCCGAGGTTGACGCGGAGTATCTGACCGACCTCGCCAACGGCATTGCCGAGACCAAGACCTACAAGCGCGACCCCAGTGCTGTTGCAAAATACCTTGGCCAGCAGCTCTCCGCGACAGGCTCTGATACCACCTATATCAACGCCGAGGCGCTGCGGACGTTCTACCAAGCGCAGGGCCTTGACCCTTTGAGCGGGCAAGACCCGTTCTTTGCGTGGATGGACAATTTCAGGGAGCAGATGGAGCAGGCGATGACCGTGGGCGGCGAGATCGCTGTCCCCACCGCCGAGCTTTTGACCCGGTTCGGCAAGACGCCGATGTGGGAAGCCATCAAGAACGACATCCGCCTGACGCCTGACGGCGAGTCCGTAAACGAGGCCCGCGCCCGCATCAGCAACGACGAGGCCCGCGCGCAGTTTCTGGGCGCCGAGGTCGCGCAGCGGGTGGCGAAGCGCAAGGCAGACGCCGCACAGGCCAAGACCATCTATAGCGAAGTCTCGCGCATCCTGTCTGGCGCCGGCATGACCGGGGACCAGTTGAAGGTGAACGCGGCGCTCTGGTCGCAGCGAGCCATGGCGCGCGGGCAGCAGCTCGGAGTGGACCCGCTTGCCTTGTTCCTCAGCGAGAACGTGCGGGTGGAGCGCGACTTGGGCGACGGGGTGACAATAGCCGCACAACCCGCACCAACAGCCACAACCGAGACGCCAACAGATACAACCGAGACACCAACAGATACAACCGAGACAGAGGCCGCCATTGGGCCGGATAATGCGACCGAGATTGAGCGGCTGGCACGGCGCTATGCCGCCATCCTGATTGATCGTCACGGCGATTCCACCATGCGCAAAGACGTATCTGACTGGCATCGGCGCTTTGCCGCCGCCATCGTCGAGCGCCGCGCAGCCGATCTCAGTCTGGCTTGGGGTAACAATCCGGCCGCCCGCCAGCTTTTTGAGGAATCGACGGGCGTGAAACTGCCTCGCGGTCAGGCGGCAACGCGCAAGGCCATCTACGAATGGGCAGGCGCCGATTTGGAGGCGGACAAGGCAAAAGAGGACAACGACAGGGCCATTGAAGCCGCAATTGCCAAGCGGAACATGGCAGCCGGTGCCGCAGAGCGCGCGAAAATCAAACTGGACGACGTGACCATGACTGCGCGCGAGTTCGTTGACATGCAAATGGCGGCCGGCTTTGTCGTCGAGAAGCTGCGCGACGGCAAATTCTATCTCGTGAACCACCAGACTGAGCAGGCTTATCCTCTGTCTCAAAAGGGCCTCAAAGAGATGGGCGACTATGCCCACGCTGTCCAAAAGCTGCGCGACTTGCAGGGCGAACAGCCTGCTGAAAGCGCATCAACGCCGGCACAAGCCGAGACTGCCAAGACAGACAAGCTGGCGAGCGCAAATGCTCTTGCCGACGCGATTGCTGCCGAAGGTGAGGAAGCGGAAGCCGAGGACGTGCGAGATCGAGCCAAAGCGCTCTATGGCAAAAAGCCCGCAGGCCCGGACCTGTCCAAGGTCACAATCGTCAGCCAGGAGCGACTGGAGGAGGCGTCCAAGATCATCGACGACTTCTTCCGCACCCTCGACCAAGGGCCTGTGACGGATCCCGACGAGGACGGCCGGGTGTTCTACCAGACAGCCATCCCGCCGCAGGTGATGACGGCCATCATCGACGTGACGCTCGGCTACATCGAGGCCGGGCCGCGCGACTTCAACAGCTATGAGCAGATGATGGTGGGGCGGTTCGGGCCGAAAGTCCGCGCCTTCCTGCCGAGCGCCTATGAGGCGGCGCGCTATTTCCCCGGCATGGACGCCTATGCGGGCGACATGACGCCGCGCGAGGAATACATGAACCAGCCTGTTGGCACCCCGCCCGCGGCGCCAGAGCCAGCGCCAGCGCCCGTCGAGAAGGCGGAAGCCGCGTCTGAGCCCGAGCGCCTGAACGCGGCCGACACCGAGCGCGAGACCCTGATTGCCGACTTCTACAACAGCCTCGCCAATGGCCGCGCCTATGACACGATCGTCAAGGCGCGCAAGCAAGCCTCTGAGGTGCTGGGCCGAAAGATTGAGGGCGGCACAGTCGACGCAAAGATGGTCGAGGAGGCCATGGAGGCGGCTGTCGTGCTGCTGGCACGAGGCTATGTCGCTGAGGGACGCGCTGACCCGGTGGCAACCTACAGGCGCCTTGTGGACCTCTACAGTCGGCAACCCCGGCTTGCGACCCGCACCAGCACCAGCATGGAGCAACAAGCCTATTCGACGCCAGTTCCGCTGGCCTGGCTGGCATCAGTGCGCGCTGGCATCACGCCAGACTCCACCGTCTACGAGCCAACTGCCGGCCATGGCGCGTTGCTGATCGGCGCGACTGGCAGCAACGTTGAGGCGAACGAGCTGAACCCCGAACGCTTCGAGACGCTGCGCACGACAGTGCCCGGCATCAAGAAGATTTCCAACGTGAACGCCGCCGGCTACATGCCGGTTTCGCGCGTTGAGCGGGTGATCGCCAATCCGCCATTCGGCACGGTGAAAGATGAGAACGGAGAGACCGTCAGCTTCTACATCCCGGCCGCCGGCTGGACGACGACGCAGATCGACCATGCCATCGCCTTTCAGGCATTGCAGGCGATGGAGCAGGGCGGGCGCGCGGTCCTGATCGTGGGCGGGGTGAACAAGCAGGCGTCGAGTCGCGAGCAGCGCTCGGACGCCTACAATGCCAAGGACAAGCGGGAGTTCTATTACCACCTTTATCGGCACTACAACGTCACGGACCACTTCACCGTGGCCGGCGAGCTTTACGAGCGGCAAGGCGCGGGATGGCCTGTTGACGTGATTGTGATAGAAGGGCGCGGCAATTCGGCATTGCGACTGCCTGCGGCCAGCCCGCCGCGCCTCTATGAGACATGGGAGGCACTGGAAAATGCTTTCACCGACCGACCCGAAGCAGATGCTTACAAGGCTGCACGACCAGATTCT